AATCCAGCGTCTCTTTGAGTCCAAGAAGAAGACTGTTGCTCTTTGAAACAAACTTCACTTTAAGAATGTCCAGGGCTGCAATGAGTAATGATCGAATATACCCAGAGACAATTCAAAGTCTTATCACTTGTTCCGAGTCTTTAAATGCTTTAAGTGTCAATCTGGAATCTTCTTTAAGATCTGTTCCGGACTTCAGCTACTCAGCGTCGAATGTTGATGTTCCCAAGACTTTTTACCTTGAGCATTGTAGGAAGCATGGTCTCAAAATGCCGACAAGTTCTTCAGAGTCCTTTGGTCTTGGCCATGCTTTAACACACACTGTTGAAGTTGTTTGCCATCATGGGGTCTACACAGCGTCATCAAGAAGATTGAAAGATGCTGAGCATGACATTTATTCTAAGATAATATCTGAGAATGGAATTAATTCTGTTTCCAGCTCTTCTGTTGTGGATGATCTCAATCGCGACATTCGTAATCTTAAAGTGAAGTTTGTTTCAAAGAGCAACAGTCTTCTTCTTGGACTCAAAGAGACGCTGGATTTGAAGATTGAGAAGTCATTCAGGATAACGCAAAGTGGTGAGATCGAGCTTAATCCAGGTCCTTATGAGTTTGATCTTGAAGGCGAGGATGATGACTCTTTTGAGATCCAGAGTGCTCACATAAATTCAGAGGTTTTTAAGAAATCCTACACTTTTTCTCAGATGTCTGACTGCGCTGAAAAGCTGATTCATGTTAATGACACTGAGAGCTTCCTTTCATTTTTTAGGTCTTATCCTCATATAGCTGACAAAATAGACATCTCATCGCATCATCAGTCGTCTATGTTCAAACATTCAAGAATGCTCATATTCATCGCCATCGAAATAGATATTGCAGGTGGTAAAGTTCATTGCATAGAAGGATGTGACTCTGAAGGACTTAGGCAGTTCAATGATATTGATCTTCTATTCACATTGGATGGTCAGATATATGGTGCTGATGTGACTAGTGGCCGTAAATCGTCAGTATTCTGTGGCAAAGTGTACAATTGCATTTCCCCAGAGAGAGAATCGAAGATAAACAAGATCAAGACGATGTCTTCTTCAAATAGACTCTCAATATCTCCACTAGTGCTCACAGCTGATTTTGAAGGATCTCAGGAGGTCAATCTTTCTTTTCAGAATGAAAGTGCTTTTTTTTCAAAAGAATTTGATATAGCCGACCATATGATAGATGAGATTCAGTCAATGACAATAGCTGAGGCAGAGACTGAGCTTGACATCTTTTGTAGGCTTGAGCTTTCTAAGTACAAGGAAGATCCATCCTTCGAGAAGTTTTATAAGAAGGACTTTTCGCTTGATGATAAGGATATCCTGTCAAAAATAGCTCACCATTGCTCAATCAACGTCGGTTACGAATCTCTTCTTAGAGATATGTCTAAACGGTTCCCAAATAGCACAGCGTCTCTAATAGAGCATATCGACCGTCTTGATCTAAAACCTCAGATCAAATTCCCCAGGTTCAAGATTAGTGACTCTAGCGAGACCTATGAGGCTAAGATGATGAGGCTTTTATCGATATCAGATCATCCATTCGCGAGAGAAATTTACAAGGCGATGACAACCGGCAGTGAGGTCATAACAATAGAGAAAGTTAAATTCAAATCTTCTCTTGAATTTCATCAAACCAACCTTGTTGAGAGTGACACTGTCTATAAAGTCAAATTTTTAAACAAGTCTCACAGCATGTCAATGTACAAAGTAAGCCAAATTTCAAGGAATTGTTCAATTGAGGAAGCTGAAGAAGTCATAAGTTCTTGCAAGTCATTCATGATTAAGGATGGCTTTTCAGGAATGGAGTTCGACGTTTTTGAAATGATATCAGCATCATTTGGCGAAACAGATTTTGACCACTTCTGCAGAGAGACCATGATCAAGCAGTTTGACAGAATACAATCAACAAGACTCTTGGAGCTCATCGAATGCAATCAGGTCATATATGAAATGATATCTCACAATGTCAGAAAGTCCAGAATGAATGTTGGAAGATCGAGTTACACATCAAACACGGTCAACATAAGCATAAGTTTATCATCAGATAGAGAAATACTTCTCATCAATAATCTTTCTTCCTCTATGAGTGAGATCAAAGACACATGCGTTATAGTTTGTGGAGACATAATAGACGACCAGAGTGAGGTGATAGTTGATCATCTTCAGAAGAGCACTGAGATACTGTTTGTCAGTCCAGATGAGCTCAACTGGGGTTCAATATCTTCGTACAAGTTTCTTTCTGTCTTCAGCATGATAGAGGGTATGTCCAACAAAGACTCAAATCACGATTACTGCCCTGTTTACCTTTACCTTCTTTTCATGATAAACAAGATGAAGTTCTCTAATTTTGCTGAGCTTACAAGATACGTTACCATTAACTCGACCGGAATATCAAATGGTTCTTACGAACTGATCAAGAAATGTTTTGTCGATGATGGGTACAAACCAAAAACCTTTTCTGAGGTTGTCTACGCTTCCAGACTCATCAAAATGTCATCTTTCACTGAGATACTCAAATCATCTAGGAAGAAGCACCTAATTCTTTCTGACTTTATAAGCAAGAACTCAGACGGTCTTGATGAATCTATGACAAGGCAGTCAATATGGAAGATAGCTATGCCATATGAGCTCAGTTTCCTTAGGGAGAACAACAATGTTTACAATGCTATTTATTTCAACAAATTTCTGTATCATGAGCATTCTAATGTTCTTCATAGGGAAGCAAAGACAATGCTGAATGAGGTTTCACACATCAAGAGATTTCTCTCAGATTATGATGCTATGAGAATTGGCTTTGAACATTCAAGCGAAGGAGGCAGATACAAGCCAGACAGAACATATTGCAAGATGTCCATATTGTCGTCTATCTGCTCAGCTCATAAGAAACTGCCCGCTTCAAGTTCTTTGGATCTAATCTCAGATGTTATCAATCGAATTCACCCTCAGGATTACTACTTTGATGTTCATTCTGCTTTTACTCTTTCGAGAGTCATGAACCCAAGGGGCTCAATGTCATCTTGTGATGGAGTCTGTTTCAAAAACAAGGAATATTATGAAAGAAAGCCAAACGGTGACATTGTTAGAAAAGGAACTTACAAGCAGAATTCCAAATGCTGGGAATCATCTCTTTTACATCTCAAAGATTTTTATGATGATGTTAAGCCTGGTTCTATAACAAATCATCGAACACACAGGTGCGAGGCGTCTTTAACAAAAAGATGTGACAGCAAGGATGTTGAGTTTTTGATGACCAAGTCCATGTCTCTTTTTCCGTCATTGATCCATGATCTTAGTAATTCCGCTCAGTATTGCAGTAAGGCTGTACACAAGAACGGAAGAGGTAGTGGTAACTCTTACAGAGAGATTCATGTTATGAATGCACCTATGAGATTTGGTTGCTTCTATGGTGAACTCGTTGCAAGGAAGATAAGAAGAGATCAACACAACTTGAAAATAATGAGCAATGTCATGGAATCAAAGTTCAAAGATGTTGAGGCAGAACGACTTTACAGATCTTATATGAAGATGAGGTCACCAGATAGGGTTGTTTTCTTTGACAATGCTGATTGCAGTAAATGGGGCCCAAGCATGCTTCCATTCATGCTGTATTTGTTCTCAGCAGCTCGTGTCACAACTAGAAACATGAGAGTTATACTTCGTGCTCATTTCACTTCGCTTGGCAACAAGATATTCAAAATCCCAGACAAGCTTTCTGAAGTTTTTAAGTCGGACTGCTTTCCAAAGTCCTGTTTAGAATTCAAGAATTCGCTGGATCCATCTTTCTATAATTCACACTGTGCTTATCTGATAAACCCTCAGGGAATGGGACAAGGTCTTTGCGGAAATGGCTCAGGCATAATTCAAGATGATTGCCTTAATCTATCCAAAAGAATATGTCAGATATCACTCTCAGACCTTGATCCCAAAATAGATTTTGTTAGCACGTCTGATGATTACTCTCAATTCTTTTCATTTCTGAAGTCGAAAACCGTGACAACAAGCAGCTTGATAAGCAGAACTACATACGTCGTTAAGAAGGTTCAGATGATGCTTGGCATAGAGAGAAATGACAAAAAATCGACCAAAAGCAAGGATAAGTCTGAGTTTAACTCTGTTTTTAGAGACCAGTCAGGATCGCACGATGCTGAAATAAAAATAAGAAGTTCCTTCATAGACTCTTTTCACGATTATGATTTGGCTCAAATGTCAATATCATCTCTTGAGAATTCTAGAGAATGCTTCAACAAAGGCCTTGGTGTGATAGGATCAGCGTGGGTCCATTTGATTGGAAATTTATTGGCGATTAAACAATCCTCCATGCTTCAGGCTTTCAGACATGGTGTTGATCTGTATAAAATACCAATAGAACTTGGTGGAATAATAAGACCAGATCCTGTTAGGAATTCATCATGCGGCAGAATCGCTACTCTGGTTGAAAATTATTGTGGTATAAGGAAAGAAGCAGATGAGGACACGCTGAGGCAATCACTTATTTACACATCAAGAGTTCTTGAATGTTTTCGACCTGGGCTTGAAGAAATTCTTATTGAGGAAGTCGAAAAGATCGATGGCAAGGTCAAGATAACTGTTCCAAAGACAAGCAGGTCAGGAATGGTGAGCTTAGTTAGAAGAAAGAATAGGCCATCAAGGGAGATAGAAGCTTTCTTCAACTCTCTTGATCAGAGCAAGTTGCTTTCATCAGTAAGGCTTAAAACTAATAATTCAATAATAAGGTGTTTGATGACAGTTCCCAAAAGGCTTGAGGAAATAGTCGTTCATAGTGATTCATGCTCAAGGTTGATCATGCCACAAGTTGGAATAGACAAGAAGATCTATAAGGGCAATTGTCTGTTTTTTGATGGGAAATTCTCGAGGAAAGATATATTGAAGAAAATATCAGACATCAGCATGTCTCAGGTCGACATATACTCAAACACCTATCATGGTTTTGAGCTATCCGAACCGAAATCTGCTGTCGACATAAATCTTGTTCTTTCAAATCTGATTTCCATAAATAATGAGATTTCAGGAATTGGCAAGTTAGATTTTATGAGCAATGGCTCACATTTCGCTTTGTGCTCAATGAACAGGCATTTTGTCAAAACTATGCATAGATTTGATTTCTCCAGTGACCTTGACAGAAAACGCTGTGAGTCAGAATTTCGGAGTGAGATACTTCCAATATCATTGGGTGGGACTAGAGACATAGGAATATATGATTATGTGGTTTCCATGGAAGTTATGAAGAGCTCAATAATTAAGGACACACTTGTGGAGTATAGTATAAGATTGCCTGAGATTCAGTCTGACAGACAGTTGGGTATAATAACGCGATCAGCTATATGCAACTTTGATGAGGGAACAAGGTTGGTGTCCACGTTTATTCAGTCTAGCTCATATGAGAAAATAAAATTTTCATCCATAAGACACAACTTGGTTAGGGAGGTTGAGAATCCTCAAAAGAGAATAACTTCAATAGTTTCAAACATCAGAGACAGAAATTGCTTTGAAAGCTATAGAGTTGACATAACTGATCTAGTTTCGAGATACAGCAATCTTGAAGAAAGAAATGATTGCATCAAGCTGCTCAGGATGATAATAAGGGAGATCGAAAAGCTTCCATCAGAAGAATATTCAAAATATTCATTTCTGATCAATAGAAGCTTTGTTCCAAGTTCTGGGAGATACTATATGGATTCTGAGCACACGCTGTATTATGAGGGGAGCCCATCTGAAATGTTCTCGAGCTTCAGGATGAAAGTTAGAGGTCTATGGTCAGCTCAGTCCGTCGTCTATCTTAATGGTGTTAAAGTGATAAATCCAGAATGGAGGCTAGATGTCGAACAAGTGGAAGAGTTCAGCAACAATGAAGCTGATTACTACAATGTGTCACTTAGTGTTAGAGGTGAGTACATTTGCTTGGTTTGGGATCTTCATGAAACAAGGATGGTCATGTGTCCACTATGCAAGAACGCCGGTCTTGTGAGGAATCAAACAAGATTTGAATGCCCTCAGGAGCTACTCTTTGATTCATTTGACGTTTCAGATTTCTGTGATGTAATTGATGAAAGGACATATCTTGCGAGACCTTCGAATTTATCAGTTATTGATGATGATGATGACATTCATGACGATGATCAAGAGGAGGAGACATTGTTCGTTGATGATTTCTTATATGATCTTGATCTAAGAGAGACGGACATGGATATTGTTTGTGAGTTCAAACAGGATGAAATATCGGAAACTATTAGTGGATACTCGGCTTCTGATATAGATTTCATAGCTTCAAACAGATCTTCATGGTGTTTAAAGAAAACAAAGAATATCAAGAGAGGCAGCCAAGTCCTGTCAGAGTTCGTTATCGTGACTCCTTTTGCTTTGAAGTATCAGGAATCTGATGAAGGCAAAACAGTATATCAGAAGCTCAAAAGGCAGATTCTCTCATACGACACAGAGGATGTTGACTTTAAGCTGAACCTCTTGAGATTGTGCTTCAAGAAATACTATGAAAGATAAAGAATAATTTTT